CTTCCAATTTGGCGGTGAGTGTGTTGATGGCCGCTTCCTTGGCCGCCCCATCCACCACGGAATTGGCCGCATCCTGCGTGGCCTTGAGATTCTGAGCTGCCAACAATTGCAGTGACTTCAACTCGATCTCTTTGGCATTCAGCATCTCCATCTGTGCCTCAAGCTCCTGTTGGCGGGCGGCAAACTGCGCTTCCAACGCAGCGCTCCTGGCCTGCAATCCGTCCTGCATCGCCTTCAGGTTGGCCATCTGCAGCTTCACCTCGGAAGCCTGCTGCGTCAGCTCCTGTTCGGCCTGCTGCTGCTCCTGAGTCTTCTGCTGCTGAGCCTGCGTGATCTGATTGATCTGGGCTTCCTTGGCCTCGAGCATTTGCTGCACTTGCGGCGGAATCTCCGTTCCATCAGGTAACTTCCCAGACATCGCATCCAAGACCTTCTTCTTGGTCGCGCTCGAGAGTCCCGAAGCCTCGATCAAGGCTTGCGGCGGAATCTGGATATGGGCCTCGCCTGCAAGGCTCGTCAGGGCTTGGAAGTCCTCCTGCTGCACCGTCGCCACTTCCGGCGCCTCATCGATAATGATGTCCATTTCCATGTCGGCCATCACGTTCATCCGCGCACCGGGGACTTTCATCCCCTTTTGCACATGGGGATGGTTGTCCGGGTAGGTCGAGTTCACCGGCATGAACTTCGTCTGTTCCCCCTCCGTGATGCGGATGTACTGCTCGGAGCTCCAGAACTGCTTCATGCGGTTAAACGCCGCGGTCATTACCCGTTTCTGCCAGAAGCGGATGCTGTCGCCCTGAATCCCGAGCGTGATCATTCCACCCTGTTGATCCAGCTGCTTCGCGCGACCCGATAAATCCCCCGTGGTACCCAGGAGCGCTTCATTGGGTCCAGTGGCCGAGAGAGCCAGTTGCGCTTCCTGCAGGAGCTTGAACTGCCCTTCGGCCAGGTCTGCGTTCTCGCGCACCTCGAGCTTCATGCCGGGGGTGTATTCGACGAACCCATCCGGCTTCGACAGCTCTTTACGGGCCGCCTCCTTGTCCTCCACAGCGCCTTTCTCAGCCAGAGCTTGGTTCACCGAGAGCAAATGCAGAGACTTGGAGCGACGCTTGTTGATCTCGTCCTGCAGGTCCTTGTAGCGCTTCACAATCCCGTAGCGGTTACCTTCCTTGTCCACATACATCGATTGCAGGATGAGCGGGCACTCCTTGTTCCCCGTCTCGCTATCGAGATAGACCGACTCCGCCGGCTCCTCGATGAATCCCGCCCGGGAGAATACGGCGCGCATCCACGTATCACCCTTTCGGTAATACTGCTCGTGGATCTGCACGCGTTTACGTCCCCGATCGAACCAGCGAGGTTTGTCATCGTAGGTCGGGGAACCGGGCGCAAAGCTCTGCGCGGTGAACAGGTCGAACATCTGCGAGAGCTTCGGATACGCCGCCTTGGCTTCATCCAGGTCCATCCATTTGACGATGCCGAAATAGCGGCTGTCGGTGAAATCCTTCGCCAGCGAATGCGCATCCCAGTACAAGCGATCCCAGCGGATGTAGCGAATTAGGACCTTCTTGTTCTGCGTCTTGGCGTAGGTCTTGTTATCGACAATGACCTCACATCCCCCACAGCCCTCGATCGCCAGGTTCTCAAAGACGCTGGACTTGATCTGCGAGAAGTGATTGCACTCGGCCACATACCGCAAAGCACTCGTCGCAGCATCCGCTCCTGCATCGTCCTCGGGAGTGCGGGGCTGGGCCTTGGGATCGGTCCTGAGCTTGCGCTCGAGGCCTAAAGTGTAATCAACCTTGTCCTTGATCCGGTTGTCGGTGATGGCCGGCTGGCCGCGCTTCTCCAAGACCGCGAGTTCCGTGGAACTCCACTGCTTGCCGTCGTAGTAGTCCCGATAGATCTCCGCTTCCCGCCGAGCATTCGCCGTGGCATCACAGCTTTGGTTGAAGTTGAAGACGAGCCTGGCGAGCGTGGGGTTGTCGGTGTCGATCGCGGCCAAGGCTTCATCAGGGTCCGAGGGCAGCAGATCCTTTTTGGCTGCCTTCTTAGCTTTGGCCATTTATGCAGTCTTTATTCGCATAGTTATGCATCATGCGCGGGCAAATAGATGGTTATAGTCTGAAGTATGCGCATAACGTTCCACGAGGAACCCATGCACTGCGTCATGCGGTTTTCCAAGCCGATGTGTCGTGCTCTTCGAAGAGCTTGGAATAGCTGTCGGTCGGTTGCTGGGCCTTGGAAGCGCCCGCGCTGATCCAGGGGCGGGACATGCAGGCGTAGCGCGTCTCATCCCCGGCGTGGTCCTCAGAGTCGGTGTCCACGTCCTCAGCCTTAGTCGAATCGTGCTGCAGCATGGGTAGCGTGCGAATCGTGTGCACGCAGGTGCTGAAGAAGTACAGCATCGGCCTGCCATCCTCTCCCACCAGCCGGCCGCGGATCTGATCCCAGCCTGGGATGCGCTTGTTATCGCCCGGCTTCCAGACGAGCGGCGCCATACGGGATGCAATGCTCGGGCCCCCATCCTCGGCAAAGGCCGACGGATCGATGACACCGTAGGCGATGGTGTCGCCCTTCTCTCGCTCCAAAACGCCAGGGATATCCTTCTGACCCGGCACATTCTTCATACCCGTGCGGATCTGTTCGGCGGTGAGCTTCAGCCCCATATTCGGCTGGCCATCCTTCATCCCATACCACTCGCGGTACTTAATCAGCGCGCCGCGGGGGAACTGCGTCAGGGAACCGTCTGAGACCGCGTACCAGCCGACTGAGAAGGGCTTGGATGAGCCCCAGTCCATGGAGCGAAAGCGCGTCCACTGTGGCGGCAAAGGGAGGGGCTCGACAACATGTTTCGCCAGGTTGAATTCAGGAAAGAATGCCCCCTCGATGACTGACCAATCGCCTTCCTTGATCGCCCGAATGAATGTCGGTGAGCCCGCGCCCTCGAGTCTGGCCTCATAGCCCGGATCGTTCGCGATGCCGATCTTGTTGTCTTTCAGCCGGGCTTTGACGAACAGGCGCTGCATCCCGGAACCATCGTCCGGCGTGAACACGTGATCCCCCAGGGGGTATTCGTCAATCTTCCAGTACGCCCGTACCCAATGGTGCCCCGGTCCTCCCGGGTTGGCGGAGGCTCGTATGCGCTTGTTCGGAATGCGGGCGGATGCACTGCGTAGCCGTGCCTTCATCCGCAGGTACGGCGTGGGGTTGTCCCACAGCGCGATTTCGTCCCAACCGATCCAGGTGTAGGCATGGCCCCAGTACTGCATCCAATCGTCATCGGATTCCATGAACCGCATTTTCAGCGTGGCCCCATTCGGCCAGGTCCATGTTTTGGTTTGGTTGCTCCAACTGACGCCTGGAAACCAGGGTGGGTAAATCTCCTTCGAGCGGCTGATCAGGTCTTCGAGCTGGGGATAATTCTTCCTGAACAGAATCCCGTGCCAGTGCGCACCGTAGGGACTCGGCACATCCTGTGCGTAGTCACCGAGTAGGTAATCGCTCTTGCCCCCGAAGACTGCGCCCCCGTATAGCAGCTCGGAGATCAAGTGGCGGCGGATCGCGGTTGTCTGCGGCCCTGGCTGGCTGCGCCAGGGAATGATGCGAGGAAGGCTAGCTAGGGCTTGCATGGCCGTTCACCTGTTCGGGAACGGGGTCACGCTCTTCAACCGGGATCGGGAGCGCGGTATAGGTGCCGACTTCGCCGCTGAGATTGGCATCGAGGGCGGCAAGCCGCGGCTTCTCGTAGCCGATCGCCGCCTTGGCCGCATCCAGTCTCACATCGAGCGGCTTGCTCGTATCCTTGTAGATCATCATCAGTAGCGCATGCGCGTCGCCCTCGAAAGCAACGGCGCCCAGCACCTCACCCACCTGGGTAGCGGCCTCCTGCATGGCCTGCTCGCGTTGCTCCGTGCGCTTGTTGGGCGTCCCGGGCCGTCTACCCGCACCATTCCGCTTTCCGCCCCTCAATTGATTTCCTTTGATTCTTTTTCAAACTCGGCGCGGCAACAATCAAACGCGCGAGTTGAATCAAACGCTGGGGTTACTGTCATGGCGCGGCATTCTGCGCTTGCGTGGCATTCACCCCGGCAGCAGTACCCAACGTGGATGCGCGCAGGCGGCCGGAAAATGCGCCCACGCTCGACGGGGTTGCCCGCTTGAGCATCTCGGCGGCCAGTTTGGGATCCAGCATGGCCCGCGTCAGAATCTCATTGATGCGATCGTCAGGACCCAGCTTGTAGATCCACGCAAAGGGTTTGCTGAGTGCCCGCAGAATGGCGTGACCGCCGCCGCCCCCGTTGCCAATCACCTGGGCGATCGACAGATTCTGGAACGTATCCGAACCCGGGGCCTTGATCAGCGGGCTGTTGATGGCCTGCCCGTATTGCAGATCGGTGCGAATGGCGTTCAGCCGTTCGATCTGGTCGGGAGTCAGCTTGGTCCCGTTTTTCTGGATGGCCGTATCCAGCGCGGTGCCGAATTTTCCGGGACCCATGAAATTCTGCCCGGTCGTCACATCCACGCTTCCCAATTGAGCGCGACGCTGAATCTCCTGAATGGCCTTCATCTGGTCAATCGGCTTGGAGAGTTCCGAGTAGCGCTGCAGGTAGGCTTTGAATCCGGGGGCGGCCTGCTCGATCGAGTCATCGAGTGCGCCGCGGGCTTGCAGGAGTTGGCCTTGCGCCAGTCGGAACTTGGCCTGCTCCCCGCCGAGTTTGCCGGCGATCGCGTCATTCACATCCTGACGCACCGCATAGAGTTTGGCCGGATCGGTCTCCGGGGCGCCCCCATCTGTCAACT